AGTAAAAACTAAAAAGTAAATATTTATTTGTAGGTAATACTAATAAATGGCAGATCCACTAGATATAGGTAAAGAATTAGAGCAGTCAATAAGAGACTCTAGAAGAGTTCAACAAGATTCTAACGCTGAATTAAATAAGTCTATTAATCTATTAACTAAGATTAATGATTTAAGAGAAACTTCTATTGCTAAAGTAAAAGCTCTTAATAAAGAGACAATTAATACCAAAGAGATTCAGAAAGAGCTTCAAAAAGCAAAAGAAAAAGAAGTTCTTACTTCTGCAAAACTTCAACAATTTGAACAGTCTTTATCATCTACAGAAAAACAAAATGCAGAAAACTATCTTACTAGTATTGAGCAAAGAAAAAAACTTGAAAATGATATTCAAAGAGCTAGATTAACTAATAATAGATCACTAATTAATAGTTTAGGACAGCAATTAACGGCTTTAGATGGTCAGATAATATCAATGGAATCTAGTTTAAACATTGATGAAAGAAGATACGCGGCCACAATAGAAGCAAATAAACAAGCTTTAAAAACTAAAGATCTATTACAAGAAGAACTAGATATAGAAAAAGAAATATCAAAGAGTATAGGAATATCTGGAAAGGCTTTAGGATTTTTTGCAAATAAATTAGGTATAGGAGATAAGTATTACGGAGAAATGGTTGAAAAAGCCAGAGATCTTCAAGAAGAAAATAAAAAATTAACTTTTGGTGATAAATTAAAAGGTTTAGGAAAAGCAGCCGGCGGAGGTATAAAAGAAATGTTCTCCGATCCACTAACTTTAATTCCAATAATTGGTACTGCTATAGGTGGTTTAGTTAAAGGATTAAAAGCAGCTTTTGATTATATATTAGAAATACAAGATAAAACAGTTAAGTTTGCTAGAGCTATGAATCTTTCAACAGATGAAGCTAGGAAACTTAAAATGGAATATGCTGACTTAAGTGTATCATCAGGAGATTTATTTGTTACTTCTCAAAAAATGGTTGAATCCCAAATGGAATTAGCCGACGCTTTAGGAGTTACAAATAGATTAACTAAAGAGCAATTAGCCACTGATATTAAATTAAAAGATATTGCTGGTTTAGATTTAGAAACTAGAAAAGGAATAGTTGAGGCTTCTACAATATCAAAACAATCATCAGAAAGCCTAACAAAATCAGTATTATCTCAAGTAGTAGGATTAAAACAGGCAACAGGAATAAGTTTTCAATATCAAAAAATTCTTAAAGAAGCTTCTTCATTAGGAGGCGTATTAGGATTATCATTTGCAAAGTACCCAGAAAAATTAACTAAGTCACTTGTTACAGTTAAGTCAATGGGTCTAGAATTAAAACAATTAGACGGAATTGCAGATTCCTTCTTAGATTTCGAATCATCAATATCAAAAGAATTTGAAGCCCAATTATTAACAGGAAAAGATATTAATTTAACTAAAGCTCGTGAAGCATTTTTAAATAATGATTTAGCTACTGCTGCCGCAGAAATAACAAAACAAGTTGGTAATTCTGCTGATTTTCTAAACATGAATAGAATTCAGCAAGAATCTATTGCTGCTGCCATGGGAATGAGTAGAAATGAGATGGCAGATATGTTAAAGCAGCAAGAAATGCTTTCTAAATTAGGAGCTAAGGATCTTAAAGATGCACAAGCTAAAGTAGATGCATTAAAAGCCCAAGGAAAATCAAGAGAGGAAATAGCAAGATTAGTAGGAGAGGAGGCATATCAATCGCTAACTAATGCATCTGCACAAGAAAAAATTGCATCATTTTTAGATAAAATAAAACAATCTTTTGCTGATTTTATAGAAAAATCTGGTATTATAGATAAAATAGAGGGCTTTATGGATTATCTTTCTAAACCTGAAAATATAAAAAAAGTTATTGAAGGTGTTAGAGACTTTTTTGCAGGAGCAGTTGAATTTATTGGAAAAGCAGCATACTATATATTAGAAGGACTTGATTACGTCGCGCTAGGTCAAATACCAGATGAATTTATTGATAGTATAAAATCTGGAGCAGAAAATATGGGAGCTCAAATTAAATCAATGGGTGCCGGAGGAATTTCAGTAGGAGATAATAAAGCAAGAGGAGAGGTAGTAGCAACAACAACTGCTACAGATACATCAAATAAAATGAAAATGGGAGCTCCTACGACCGTTGTAAATAATAATTTCAAATTTACTCCTATTACTGGAAAAGCTGTAGGAGACGTAGTAGTAGATCAAGTATACTATGATGCTGCAACAGGAGAAATGAAATACCAGACTTCTGGAGGATAAAATAAATTAAATTAAATGCCACTAATAGATTTAAGGACAAATTTAAAAAGTTTAAAATACGGATCTGATAGACCAGGAGGTGGTTCATCTGGCCAACCTTATATTCAAACTAATATACCGCCCGCAAATTTAGTAGTATTAAATCCTGATACTATTGGAGGAGCTGGAAATACTAATCCTATTTATAGAATTAACTCAACTGGTAATTTAGATTTTCCTATTAGAGGTGGTGCTATAAATTTTCAAATAGGAAATCAAACATTTACACTATCTAGTCAAATAGATAAATCAAGAATAAAAAAATTTTTTGAAGATGCTCCTAGAGGAAAAGCATTTATAGATAAACAAGTAGGTCTACAATTATCTAATCCTAAAATGGAAACAGGTAATACATTAGTAGGATTTAATCAATCAAACCCTCTTCCAGGTTTATTAGAAAATACAAGAGTTTATAATTTAGGAAAAAATACTTTAGCTCAAGTAGGAGTGCAAGGTACAGGAGTCCATGCTATTAGACATGGAATAGTTCCTTTTAATCCATTTCAAAAAAATTATTATGCTATAGTAGATGCTCAAAATATAAATAATAGTGGAGCTACAAATAGATTATTAAATCTAACAGCATTAAAAATGTCTACTGGACCAACACAGTTTAATGACATAAGAAATATTCCTGATATTAATTTAATTAATACTCTTGGGATATCATTAAATAGAAATCTTATGTTCCAATATCTTGGTGGACCTGGTTCTACTTATGGAGTTGGTGTAACAACTATTAAGAGAGTAGTAGATACAACTAGATTAAAATCTACTAGAACTATGGTTTATGATCAACTAAGAGTTCAGGATATTAATAATATAACAAATGGAATTGCTACTACTAATATACAAGATTTTAGAAACACTATTCCTGAATTAAATAAAAGTTATGTTCCTTGGGGAAATAATACAGTAGATAAAAGATTCTATGTTGCTGCAGGCTCTTACAAAGATAAGATGAATCTATTATATCCTTTTGCTTTTAAAAATGATTCTGCTCCATGGGAATTAGATAAAGATAATACTCAAGATATAATAAAATTTGTTTTTGAAGCAATTAGTAATGATAATCCAGATTATTCAACTGCAATATTTTTTAGAGCATTTTTAACAGCAGGAATAACAGATAATAATTCAGCACAATTAAATTCATTTAAGTATATGGGTAGAGGCGAAAACTTTTATACATATCAAGGTTTTGATAGAACTATAGGTTTTTCTTTTAGGATAGCTGTAGGATCTAAAGATGAATTAAAACCCCTTTATAATAAATTAAATAATTTAATTAGCCAAGTTTATCCTGATTATAGTTCTAAGCAAGGTATTATGAGAGCTCCGGTAGTTAGGATGACTATAGGAGATTATTTATATAGAGTCCCTGGATTTTTAGAAAATGTAAATATTACTATAGATAATACTACCCCTTGGGAAATTAATTTAGATGATGATTCTGCTCAACTTCCTCAAGTAGTAGATGTATCTATATCATTTAAACCTATTATGGATATACTTCCAAAAAGATCAACATTTGGAATTGTTGAAAGTACTAAAACATATCAAGATCCATTAGTTGCTGATAATGAAATTACACAAACAGAACAAACAGCTGTATCTGAAAATGTAGCTTTAATAGCTAATACAAAAGAAGATTTTATAATAAAAACAGGAACTAATAGATTAAGTCTTAGTGTAAAAGAATCTAGTATATCTGAAAGAGTAAATCTAGAACGTCAATTTGAAGAAAATACTTTAGATGAAAGGCAAAGACAAGAAGTATTGAGTGGTCTCCTTTCTATACCTAAATTAAATATATAATAATGCAATCAAGATACCAAAATATACAAATAACAAAGTATCAAGATAAAGGAGATCAGTACTATTTAAATAATATTTATCCTGAAATTCCTTTATCAGAAAATGATAATTATATTATAGCTACATTAGGAGATAGGTTAGACTTATTAGCATTTGATTTTTATGGAGATACAAGTTTCTGGTGGATTATAGCTTCGGCAAATGCACTTACAGGAGATTCTTTATATTTAGAACCGGGTTTACAAATTCGTATTCCTAATGATATTACAGCCATATTAAATCAATACAAATTAACAAATAACACAAGATAGTTATGGCATCTGATAAAATATCTAATGTATTAGGAACTCAAATACCTCAATGGGTAATAAATCAATTAGATACTAGATCTAATCAAAATACTCAAGATTTAAGAGATAATGATAATATTCTATACTTAGCAAATAAAAGTGCTTGGGTTAGATTAGTTTCATCTGTTAATATAAACAAAAAATCTGATTTTGAATATTTTAAAACTATAATAGGAGATAATACTTTAAAAAATCCTGAAGAATTATCAAAAAAATTTGTTCTCTTTGGAGGTATATCAAAATACCTAAATACAAATTCTTATGGACTAAGATCAGGTCTGGGACAAGATGGAGCTTACGGTATATTGGGAAATAATGAGATTCAAAAATATGGTTATAAACCAATGCCAGGTATTACTAATGTTAGTATTGAAACTCAAGGTAAGTTAGGATCTGTTAGAGCAGCAACAATTAATTTTAAATGTTGGGATAAAGATCAATTAGATATTATTGATGCTTTATATTTTAAACTAGGTTTCTCAATGTTTTTAGAATGGGGGCACACATTTTTTTATAAAGCATACAGTAATAAAATAGAATCAAGTGAGTTATATAGTATAGATCCATTTAAATCTGGTCTTAATAAAGAAGAAATTTTTTATCAAATAACACAAAATTCAAGGGATTCTGAAGGTAATTACGAAGCCATGCTTGGAATAGTTACTAATTTTAATTTTTCTTATAATCAAGATGGTGGATATGATTGCCTAGTAAAAATAATGAGTTTAGGTGTTTTAGGAGATTCTATAAAAATTAATAATCCAGGAGTATTACCAGGATTACTAAAAGAGGAAATTATAAATCTTAATAATACATTAATACAGATAAGTAACCAAACTGTAGATGCTCCACCTGATCCTTTACTATCTACTATACCAGATCCAACAAATGATATATTAGCTAATTTAGTCGATGGATTGGCTTTAAATATTCCAGGTGTTATCCCAGCTAAATTTTTTACAGCCGATCAATTAAAAACTATAGCATTTGCTAATAATAATTTAGATAGCGAAAGAGCTGATAGAAGACTTAGAGAGGAACTTGCTAAAACTGGGAATAGTATAGTTGTATTTCCTTCATCTGCAGATTTTAAAATAGATAGTTTAGATCAGTATACATCTTTAAATAAAAAAAAGTTTTATCAATTAGACTATGCGATGGAAAGATCGCAAAGATATATAATAGGGGCTAGTAGTTTAGTTTTAGATAAAAAACAAAAATATACAGATATTTCATTAGATATTGTAGGATTGAAACAAAAAAGAAATGCGTCGTATCCTGTAGATCAAGATTTTTATCAAATAATTTTTAATACAGAAACTGAAATTCATAATAAAGAAATAAATATTGTTCCTGTACAAAAATATGTATACACAATACAATATAAAAACAAATATAGTAAAACATATTATTTTACTATAGAAATAGATCCTAATTTAATTATAGAAGATGAAAATACTGCTAAAAAAGCAAATCTAGAGTTGTCAGCTACTCAAAGAAGAGATATTATAAAAAAGATAATCTCTAATGGAGATATTTTATATTCAGATACTAATCTAGAGTTTACTCCGGAAATGTTTGGTGTGGTAAATGAATGGCCATTTTTCAGTTATGAATTTAAATTACAGACTAAGTATTCTTATAAATCTACTTTTAAACTTCCAAATGGAGAAAGTGTAACAACTAATGTATCTGCTAATATAAAAATAAAATTCAATGACAGTAGTATTATTAGTTCTGCGCAACCTGCAAAAGATACAGAAATATTAACACCTTATGCAACATCTATAAAATTAAGAGATTTAAATAGACAAAATGTAACTAATTCAACACTTCTTGAAGATCAAAATAATACTGCAGATCCTCTTAATACACAAATAGATATATCATTAAAATATCAATCTGCTTTAGAAATTATATTGAGAACTATAGAAGTACATTCTTTAACTAAAGCTATTAAAAATAGAGGCGATTCTTTAGATATAGGGCAGTCTGTATATCCATATGAATTATGGAATCCACAAGATGAAATACAAGGAAAAACATTTTTATCTCAAATATTTTCTAATGGTATTTTTAGTAATTTTATAAATGATTTAGTACAAGATAATATAAAAGATTCGACAGGAAATAGATTGCAATTGTATGCAAAATATGGATTTGCTTCAAGCCTAATGTCAAATTCAGCAAAAATAGAAGATATAAAACGCGTAAATTATAAAGAACTTTTAAAATCTTATACAGTACCTTATAATATAAGTCAAGAAATAACCAAAGGAATTAATACCAATCATCCAGTATATATTCCTTTTGGTTTACTATTAATGATATTAAATAATATATGTACTATATATGATACAAAAAAAGATAATTCACAAACTCCATTAGTTTATATAGATTTTAATCCTGAATTAAATTTTTGTTTGAGTAATAATAATCAATTAAGTACTAACCCTTGGAAAGTTTTAATTCCTTTTCAAGGTAATTTTATGGATTATAAAACTTTATTTGATAAAAATATACTTGATGGAGATAATATACAACCAACTTCTGGAAGTAAAGATTCTACTCCATTATTTAATCCAGAAAAAGAAGACGCACTTTCAGGTCAATTACCGCTATTTAAGGAAACAAATCCTTATAGAGGAAAAATAATGAATATATTAATTAATATAGATTATTTAATAGATTCTGTTAAACAATTTGCTGCTAAAGACGGAACAAATAAAGTATTTTTAAAACCTTTTTTAGAGCAAGTATTATCTGATTTAAATAAATTTATGGGTAATTTTAATATCTTTAGATTATCCTATAATGATAAATCAAATACACTTCAAATAGTAGATGATCAACTACTACCACCAGATGAAAAAGAATTTTTAATACCGACAACTAATACAACAAATATTCCTTTAATAGGTAAGACATCTATTGCTAAATCTATAGAAATAAAATCAGAAATTAGTAGTAAGTTAAGTAATATGTTAGCTATATCTGCAAATCCTGATTTTAAAAATAAATCTACTTTATCAACTAACGGAGATTCTGTAGGATATATAAATGAATCTTATTCTGATAGGTATATAACTAATAGGCAAGAAGTAGAAACAGAAACAAAACCAAATTTAGATACAATAATTGTTTCTGCAAATCAATTCAATAGTGCTATAATGGAATTCTATAGTACAATAAATCCTTCAGAAACTAATGTAGCTCATGCCACAAATTACTATATAGATAAGATGACAAAAATCAAAAATGATGATTATCCTACTAGAGCATCAGCTATGATACCTGTTTCAGTTAATTTTAATACAGATGGTATAGGTGGATTAAATATGATGCAAGGATTTACTATTCCTCAAGAATTACTTCCATATACATATACTACAAGAGAAATTGAAGGAGTTCCTAGAGATCATCTTAATAAAGTAGGATTTGTTATTATAGGATTATCACACACTCTAGAAAATAATAGTTGGAATACTAGTGTTAAAGCCAATATGATATTTTTAAAAAATAAAAATGAATTTATAGGAAAACCACAAGTTTTAGATACGTCACCAAGAACATTCAGAGTAAGTGAAAATAATGAAATTAACCCAAATTATGAATCAATAAAACCTACTGGAGTTACTAAATACGCCGATAAAATTAAATTAGCAGTTTCTGAATTTAGAAAATTAGGATTATCAGATACTGCAATAGCTGGTGCATTAGGTAGTTTAATGCAAGAATCCGGATTAAATCCCAATGCTTGGAATATAGGACAGACATTTTTAGAAGGTCCTAAAAAAGGAAAAACAGAAATTTTTGCTGGATCTACTAAAGGCCAACTAATAGATAGTTACACACCATTAAAATTAACATACCAAGGAAAAAATATTACAGCATATGGAATAGCTCAATGGGTAGGACCTAGAAAAAATAATTATTTTAGTTATCAACAATCAGCAGGTGGTGATAGTTTACAAACACAAATAAAATATTTAATAGAAAAAGAATTAAAGGGTCCGTATAAAAATTCTACTCTAAATCCTTTAAAACAGATAAAAGATGATCAATTAAGTCTTGCCGTAAATATATGGACATCAAAATTTGAAGGAGTACCAGGAGTTGATATAACTAATAGAATTTCTTATGCAAAAGGTATTTTAGAATTTATAAAATCTAATAATATATGATTAGATATTATCCTTCATTTAGAGTAGTGACAAATTTAAATACTGGAGGTACTGAATTTACTTTAGACGGTAAACCATATTCTGGAAAATATTATGAAGCTTATGACGGCAGAGTATTTTCAGGCGCTACTCCCGAATCTGGACAAAATAAAGAATTAAAAAGAATTCCTAAATATATTACGGCGCCTGGTTTAGATAGTATGAATATATCAGATACTCAGAAAAAAGATATAGCTTCTAAAACAGGATTAAATTCAAATAGAATTTCTGGTAAGCCAAATTCTTTTTACCCAAAACCAACAGAAGCTGACTATAAAAGAGGATATTTAATAAGATATTTTACTAAAAAAGAAAATGAAAAAGGTTTTGTTATAGAAATATCTTCTGATGAATATAATTCCATAGTAAATGGAACTGCAGATTACGATATCACTATTTATCAAACTGTACAAATACTTTGGAAAATAACTGGGCCTTTAAGAAATACTAGAACATCACAATACAATGTAACTGCTGGAATTATTGATACAAATGAAAGATTAGTAGAGTCTGCAAATAAAACTTTTTTAGGAATAAAAGATTTTATAGATGGAGACTACATAAAATTTGCAAGACATACTATGTAAATAATTTATATATGATCAAATAAGTTTGTTATATTTGATTCAAATAAAAGGTTATGTATTTCATCATTGAAGATAAAGAACAGTTGGATAAGCTAGAAATGTCTGATCAGGCATTTATTCAAGTAGTTACTTCAAATGATTATTACCACCCAAAGCTTACTAGAGTTAGTCTTATATACTATAATAATTCTCAAAAGGGTTATATATTTGTTATTAATCATGAAGAGGGTTTTTCACTAGATATTAAATTAGTTGAATCTTTTTTACAAAAACATAGTAAGATATATCTACTAGATAGTAAATTACATTCCTACTTTTTAGATCTTTCAAATTCAGTAGATGTTCAATTTATTTGTTTAGATAAAAATAATGAATATAGTTCTTTTGATTGCAATACAGTCGTGCATAAAGATTTTTATATAAAGTATCCAGCATTACCTACTATAAATGAAATAATACCCATTTCTAAACATTATGAAAAATGCCAATGCCTATATCAATTAGTTAAAGACTACTTTGAATTAGAAATGGATATTGAATTACAAAATAAACTAGTTGACGCTTATAAACATGTAGAAGAGACTGGAATAAAAATAGATCTTAATTGCTTTCATGATAAGTTTACCTTTCAACATAAAGAATATTCCTTATTAGGAGACCGGATCTATTCTTATTATAATTTATATAATTTAACTGCTAGACCTACTAATTCATTTAATGGGGTTAATTTTTTAGCAATACCTAAAGATCAAGATTTTAGAAAATGTTTTATACCTCAAAATGATTTTTTAGTTGAGTTTGATTTTGATGCGTATCATTTAAGACTTATTTCTGGATTAATTGGTTTTGAATGTCCTAAAGAGTCTATGCATGAATATCTAGGTAAATTATATTTTAATGTAGATAAATTAACTCCTGAGCAATATAAAGAATCTAAGTCTATTACGTTTAAACAGCTTTACGGAGGTATAGAAAAACAATATCAAAATATTGACTTCTTTAAATCTCTTAATCAATTTATAGAACAGGAATGGAAAAAATATAATGCTCATAAAGCACTTATTTTGCCTACAGGAAGGATCTTAAAAAAGCTGCCTGATATGAATAAATTAAAGCTATTCAACTATATTGTTCAGAATCTAGAAACTAAAGAAAACATATTCAAGATATTAGAGATAAACAAACTACTAACTAAAAAGAAAACAAAGCTTATTTTAATCACGTATGACTCTTTTCTGTTTGATTTTTCACAAGAGGATGGTAAACCCCTACTAAAAAAGATCAAGACTATCTTAGAAGGTAAAAACATGCTTGTCAAGCACAAATACGGATCTAACTATGCTTTCTAGTAATATTCAATATTTATTAACAGTAAACAAAAGGTTATGGAGCAAATGATCGCAGCAGAAATTACATCAGACCAGCTTATGAATAAATTATTTTGTACTTTTTCGCCAAAAGATGGCTTAGAAGATACACTAAGAGAAATAAATAAAGAATACACAATTCTATATAAAAAGATATTTGTTTTATCCTCAATAGATTCAAATGAGTACTTATGTACTTATAATATTGAAATTGAAGGAGCACAAACTAAAATTCTTCCAAATACTATCTTAGTGCATAGAAAGAAAGAAACTAACACTTTATATACTATTAACGCCCTAAATACTTTAATTAAGAAATTAAATGGCGGCGTACTAGATACTTCTTTCCCAATCACTTGGGATGATTATAAAAACTCGGTTATCCTTACTCAAGGAGATGATCTTAAAAAGTTAAATACTGCTATTCATAAAATAGTTGCTATCTAACTTAAAAGAAAAACTGTTTTAGTTCAAGTTTTTTTGTTACATTTATAAAAATCAGTTACGTATGGACATTTCAGTGTTAAAATCAAGACTGTCGGCTCTACAAAATCCACGTGGAGGACAGAAGAAAGACCTCGCTCAAACCCTTTGGAGGCCTACCGTGGGCAAACATTCAGTAAGGATTGTACCTTCAATGTTTGACAAACAGAACCCATTTAAAGAGGTTCTAATGCATTACGGGATCAATAACAGATCCATGATTAGTTTATCAAATTTTGGCGAAAAAGATCCAATCGTTGAATTTGCACAAGGCTTAAGAAAGTCTAGTGAAAAAGACAATTGGCAAATGGCTAAAAAGCTCGAACCAAAAATGCGTATCTTTGTTCCTGTCATTGTGCGAGGAGAAGAAGATAAAGGCGTTAGGCTTTGGGAATTTGGTAAGCAAGTTTATATGGACTTGTTAAGTATCGCTGAAGATGAGGATGTAGGAGATTATACAGATCCTATTACAGGAAGAGATGTTACAGTTGAGACAGCTGGTAAAGAAACCACTGGATTAATGTATAATACTTCTACTGTTAGGGTGCGTACTAAGTCTACTCCGCTATCTGATGATGCAGCTAAAGTAAAACTATGGTTAGAAACACAACCAGATCCGCTAACTCAATTCAAAAGGTATAGCTATGAAGAAATGAAAACAGCTCTTCTATCACATCTAAATCCTGAAGAAGAAATTAAGCAACAAGCAGATCAAGTAGTTACAAAACCAACAGGCGATCTGCCTTGGGAACAATCAGCGCCTAAACAAGGTTACAGTTTGAATACTACAAAAGCAAGTGTAGATTCAGAAATTGACAGCCTATTTGACATCTAACAAAAAAGCCCCTTCTTCGGAAGGGGTTTTTAAACTAAACAGTTTCGCATGGGAAAATCAACATTAAATAGCACTATATCTAGTGCAATCAAAGGCACTAATAGTTTAGAACAATTTAAGAAAGGTAAAAATTTATCTTCTGGTGTAATATTCAAGCAGCCTTCTTGGATTCCACTATCACAAGCATTTCAAGACACACTACAAATTCCTGGTATTCCTATCGGGCATATTACTCTACTTCGTGGACACTCTGATACAGGTAAAACAACAGCTTTATTAGAGGCCGCAGTTTCTGCACAAAAGATGGGAATACTTCCTGTTTTTATTATTACAGAAATGAAATGGGATTGGAGCCATGCAAGAGCTATGGGATTTCAATATGAAGAAATAGCAGATCCTGTAACAGGAGAAGTTGTGGATTATCAAGGATTCTTTTTATATATTGATAGAGAGAAACTTAATTGCGTAGAAGATGTATCAGCATTTATTGCAGATATTCTTGATGAACAAAAGAAAGGTACTTTACCTCATGATATTTGTTTCTTCTGGGATTCAGTAGGATCTATTCCTTGTAGAATGAGTATAGAAAAATCTACAAATAATAATGAGTGGAATGCAGGAGCAATGTCTCAACAATTTGGTAATTTCATTAATCAAAGAATTGTATTATCTCGTAAAGCAAGTCAACCATATACTAATACATTAGTAGCAGTAAATAAAATTTGGGTAGCTAAACCTGATAGTCCAATGTCGCAACCAACTATGAATAATAAAGGTGGCAATACGATGTATTTTGATTCATCACTTATTATTACATTTGGTAATATTGCTAAAGCAGGAACAAACAAAATCAAAGCTACTAAAAATGGTAAAGAAATTGAGTTTGCTAAGAGAACTAGAATTAGCTGTGATAAAAATCATATAACAGGAGTTACTGCAGTAAATAAAGTGCTTATGACTGTTCATGGCTTTATTAAAGATGATAAAAAAGATCTTGAAGAATATAAAAAGAAGTATAGCGATGAATGGACAAAAGTCTTAGGATCTGGAACATTTGACGTAGTAGAAGAGGAAACAGAATTGTCACCAGATATATTTGATCTACAAGATTAATAATGAATAAAGAATACCAAAAAATATTCGAATCTTTAAAAGAGGAGAAAGTGGATGATAGTGTAAATAGTAGAGTCTTAATCATAGACTCTCTAAACACTTTCTTAAGAGCTTTTACAGTAATAAGACACATTAATCCTCAAGGAAATCATATAGGAGGTCTAACAGGATTTTTACGATCCTTAGGATATGTTATTAATCTAGTTAGACCAACTAGAGTGATTTTAGTCTTTGATGGTCAAGGTGGATCTACAAATAAAAGATATATCTATCCTGAATACAAAGGAAATCGTGGAATTAATAGAGTAACAAATTGGGATGCATTTGAATCTCAAAAAGAAGAGTCAGAGTCTATTACAAATCAAATTGTAAGATTAATTTTTTATCTAAAACAACTTCCTGTAGATCTTATATCAATTGATAAAATTGAAGCCGATGATGTTATAGGATATATGGCAGGAAAATTAGATGGAGAAATTACAATCATGTCTTCTGATAGAGATTTTTTACAGTTAGTTAATAAAAAAATATCTGTCTATTCTCCTATTAAGAAAAAATTCTATGATAAAGATATGGTATTAACTGAATATGGAGTTACTACAGATAATTTTTTAACACAAAAAATTTTATTAGGTGATTCTGGAGATAATGTACCTGGAGTAAGAGGACTAGGATCTAAAACAATGCTTAAGTTATTTCCAGAGCTAGGATCAGAAAATGAAATATCATTAGATCAAATATTAGAAAAGTGTAAAGCCGGAGATAAAAAATTACACGAGTCAATAGTTAATTACGAGTATCAACTAAGAATTAATAAAAGACTTATGGATTTAAGAGAACCTAATATCCCGGACGAAGCAAAAGAAGAGGTAGATTTTTTGATACTTCATCCTAATAAAGAGCTTAATTCACAACAATTTATTAATTTGTATAACGAAGATAATCTAGGCAATTCAATTGCTAATTTGCCAAATTGGTTATTTAAGCACTTTAATCAAATCGCAAAATATAAATAAGTTATGAGTTCACTAAATCAGTTGCAGCAGTACGGAATGAGTTTCCAAGTTAAGGTTTTATCAAGTTTATTAAAGCATAAAGAATTTCTTCAAAACATTAATGATATATTAGATACAGAGATGTTTGATAACCCAGCACATAAATGGATTGTTGGAGAAATTATAAGATACTATTACAAATATAATACTACGCCGTCCCTAGATTCTCTTCAAGTTGAAGTAAGAAAAATTGAAAATGAAGTTTTAAAGATTAGTGTAGTTGATCAATTAAAAGAGGCTTATAAAGCCGCTAATGAAGATCGCGAATATGTAGAGCAAGAATTTTCAAATTTTTGTAGAAATCAACAACTTAAAAAAGCCATTCTTAATTCAGTAACTCTTTTAGAAAGAGGTCAATATGACGATATTAAGTATATGATGGATGCTGCTTTAAAAGCAGGCCAAGATAAGTCTATTGGGCATGAATATGAAAAAGATATTGAAACTAGATATCGTGAAGAAGAAAGAGCGGCAATACCAACAGCATGGCCAAACATTAATGAACTTTTAATGGGAGGACTTGGTAAAGGTGACCTAGGACTTATATTCGGTAATCCTGGAGGCGGTAAAAGTTGGATGTTAGTTAATCTAGGAGCTATGGCGGTACAGTCAGGATTTAATGTATGCCATTATACTTTAGAACTATCTGAGTACTACGTAGGCAAACGTTATGACGCGTTATTTACAGGCATAGATGTTCAACAAGTTCATAAACATCGAGGCTCTATTGAGGAATCTGTGGTTAAATTGAAAGGCAAACTAATCATTAAAGAATTCCCTATGGGTAAAGCAACTATTCATACTATTGAATCACATATACAGAAGTGCAAAGATTTAGGATACCCGCCAGATCTAGTTATTATTGATTATGTTGATCTACTAAAAAGTAAAACAAAATCTATTGATCCAAAAGATGCAATTGATGATGTATATACAGCAACTAAAGGAATGGCAAGAGAACTTAAAGTTCCAATTTGGACAGTTTCTCAGGTAAATAGAGCTGGTGCTAAAGATGATGTAATTGAAGGAGACAAAGCAGCTGGATCTTATAATAAAATGATGATTGCAGATTTTGCAATGTCTTTATCAAGAAAGAGACAAGATAAAGTAAATGGAACTGGCCGTATGCACATTATGAAAAATAGATATGGAATGGATGGAATGACATATGCCGCCAAAATTAGTACCAATAATGGTAGTATAGAGATCAATTCAGATACGATGAATGAAGATGAATTAAATATAGAAGGGCAAAATCAAAACTATAATCAGCCTAAAACGTTTAGTTCTTCATTAGACAGGGATGAAAAAGCATATTTGTCTAATAAATTTTTTGAGTTAGGACTATAAATTAGCAAAAAAGCTATATTTATAAGAGAAAAACAGATACCATGAATTTTATAATCGATTTATTCAAGAAGGCACCAAAGGGAGACAGCTTCAGAGCAGCAGATCCTCAATTTAAATATGTTGATAACATTGCACAACTTAACTCTGCGTCACCAAACCAGTACAGTAAGTTGACTACGAATAGTATCAATAAAATTCAGAAGACTAAGACTACATTAACTCAGTCTACTACTGATGGTACTACTCTTCCTGGAAGCTAAGTAATTAGCTTTAATCATTAAATATTAACAAAAGGTTTTGACCCGTGCTAGAAAGCTATAGTTTTCTAGGATAAAATTTTATTTTTTAAACTTTAATAAAAAAACAATTAAAAATGGACATTACACAACAAATTTTGTCTGAAATAACAGTCTACAACAAGTATGCAAAGTATTTACCAGGACCAAAAAGAAGAGAAACATGGGAAGAGATAGTTACCAGAAACAAAGAAATGCATTTACAAAAGTTTCCGAAATTACAAGACGAAATTGAAAGTGTATATAAACTAGTTTACAACAAAAAAATCCTGCCTTCTATGCGCTCTATGCAGTTTGCAGGAAAGCCTATTGCTATTAACAATGCTAGAATATTCAATTGCTCATTCGCACCAGTCGATGATTGGCGTGTATTTTCAGAAGTAATGTTTTTACTTTTAGGAGGTTGCGGAGTAGGATACTCTGTTCAAAAACACCATGTAGATCAACTTCCTGAAATAGTTAAACCTAGTAAAGAAAAAAGATATCTTATTGGAGACTCTATTGAAGGTTGGGCAGACGCAATAAAACTACTAATGAAATCTTATTTAGTAGGTGGGCCAAGACCTAAATTTGATTTTAGAGATATTAGACCAAAAGGATCTATGCTTATTACCGCAGGTGGAAAAGCTCCTGGTCCTGAGCCACTAAAAGAATGTCTATTTCAAATTCAAAAAATATTAGACCGTAAAGAAACAGGAGATAAGTTAACTCCTATAGAATGCCATGATATGATTTGCTACATCGCAGACGCCGTATTATCTGGAGGTATTCGTCGTGCTGCTTTGATTAGTTTATTTTCTTTTGATGATGAAGAAATGTTAACTTGTAAATTTGGTGCATGGTGGGAAAATAATCCACAAAGAGGTAGAGCAAATAATTCTGCAACTATTCTTCGTGATCGTATTCAAAAAGAAGAGTTTATGGAATTGTGGAAAAAGATTGAATTATCTAATGCGGGTGAACCAGGATTTTTCTTTACTAATGATAAAGATTGGGGAACTAATCCTTGTGCTGAAATTGCACTAAGACCTTTTCAATTCTGTAATCTTTGTGAAGTTAACGTATCTAATCTCGAATCTCAAGAAGATCTAAATGAGAGAGTTAAAGCCGCAGCATTTATTGGAACTCTTCAAGCTTCATATACTGATTTCCACTATCTTCGTGAGATCTGGAAAAAGACAACTGAAAAAGATGCACTAATTGGTGTTGGTATGACAGGTATTGCTTCTGGAGCCGTGTTAAAATTAAGTATGAAAGAAGCGGCAGGAATTGTAAAAGAGGAAAATGAAAGAGTAGCTAAAATTCTTGGTATACATAAAGCTGCTAGGTGTACAACGGTAAAACCTTCAGGAACCACTTCATGTGTTCTTGGAACTTCATCTGGAGTTCACGCTTGGCATGATGATTATTATTTTAGAAGGATTAGACTTGGTAAGAATGAATCTTTATATACTCACCTATTGATGAATCATCCTGAATTAATTGAAGATGAATACTTTAAACCTCAATCTCAAGCAGTAGTTACAATACCACAAAAGTCACCAGAGGGAGCTATTACAAGAACTGAATCTGCGATGGATTTACTTCGTAGAGTAGAAAAAATGCACAAAGAGTGGATTAAGCCTGGACATAGAACTGGACGTAATACACACAATGTATCTGTAACAATTTCTCTTAAAACAGAAGAGTGGCCAGAAGTTGGTGAATGGGCTTGGAATAATAGAAATAATTATACTGCGCTGTCTTGTTTACCTTATGATAACGGATCTTATGTTCAAGCTCCTTTTCAGTCTATAACTGAGGAAGAATTTAACAAAATATCTTCTAAATTACACGAAATAGATCTTTCTAAAGTAATTGAATTTGAAGATTATACTGATCAAAAAGGAGAATTAGCCTGCGCAGGAGGTGCTTGTGAAATCATCTAAAGAATTCATAGAAGGAGTTCAATACTATTTAGAAAATGGAAGGGTGGTTTTTACCACTCTTTTCCATTTACAACGAGGATCTTGTTGTGGTTCAAAGTGTAGGCACTGCCCATATGATCCAGAGTATGTAAAAGGTACTACAAAGAAAAAAGACACAAGTTCGGAATAAAATTTTATATTTGATAAAACATAGACATGACGGTTACGATAACTTCAGAATACTTATATTTGACTGTTACTTTAATTTTAATGCTTATCCAGGTTATTCAGTGGAGAAAAATGGCTAAACTCAAAAGAGAGTTAGAAGACATTTGGTCACAAATTAGTATATTAGCTATGTCTGCTGGAGGTATGTTAGATAAAATAAAAAAAGATCTAGATGGAAAACAAGACAAATGAAGAATCAAAAGGCTTAGGCGATACTATTGCTAAAGTTACTCACGCTCTTAAATTAGATGTATTAGCAGAGAAAGTTGCTCATGCTATGGGTGAAGAAGACTGCGGATGCAATAGACGTAGAGAAAAGCTAAATGAATTGTTTCCTTATAAAAAGAAAGACAAAAACCAACAATAAATAGTTATGAATAAAAGTTATGTTACAGTTGATTCGATAGACAAACTCAAAGATCTTATCGAACATATAAAGTCGTGTGAAATAATTGCATTTGATACTGAGACTAATAGTCTTAATCCTCGTAAAGGTAAGATCATTGGTTTTTCTGTCTCTGGTGAAGTTGGCAAAGGATACTACATGCCAACTATGATATTCAAAGATGATGAGCTTCAAGATGCTATTATTGAAGGTAAGCTAGCTCACGATCTTGCAAAGAAAACAATCTCTCTACTTGTTG